ATAAATCAAGTCGCCTTCAAGAGGCCGCGATGATGAAATAGAATAACCATTTGCGCTGCCAGATTCCAAAAGATAGTTATCAGTATTTGATGAATAGATTGCAGGATTATCTTCAGTAAGATATGCATTTCCAACTTCATCAAATAATTTTTCTGTACGAATTTGATCCCAACGCCGCCTGGCCATTGTAAGAGTAATCTGATCACGAATTTCCAGATTGAATTTGCTAAGAAAATCACCCTCGCCTTGAAAATTCTCAAGGTTATTGACATAAACTTCGATGGGTACTGCTAGATCAAATTTTGATAGAGGATCTTCACCAAATTCTTCAATCTCATTGAATATGGTACGTGGCATATATTGCACATCAACACCATAAATTTTGATCGCCTCGACGGTTAGATCATCCTCTACCCTTTGCTCTCGTCCATAGCTATAGTTGCGAAAATATTTGTTTGTGGCCATATCAATTCATCATATCCATGACGGGTAAGCTATAGCCACTATTCATTTCTTTTTCAAGAGCATTGATTTCATCATTAGCTTCATCCCAAATTTTTTGGCCGTTGAATTTTACCCCACCAGGAAGGTTCATACCTTCAAACTTCTTTAGGTTTTCGCCCCATTGCTTTTTGATAAGAGCTGATGCATATTTCTTTAACCACGGATCTGACCAGACATCGCTGAAGGCCTCAGAATCAAGTACACGATAGCAATCGACAATTACATAATCATCAACCTTAACATCTTTGTCCCATTTCATATCAACATATAAACAGTTGTTATGACGATTAAATCGAATTGGTTTGCTACCAACAAATATCTGTTCAAGCTCCTCAATATGACGCATACCCATAACATATGGAACATAAGTTGTACTTGTAAAGTCAAACAAGTCATTCAGATGAATTTGATATCGCACATTGAATAGATTTGATACGCTAGATGCACGACCAATATCAAAAATACGAATGACATAATTGATATTATCAGGAAGCGTGATAAATTTGTTATTCACATCCGTCTGTGTAATCTTATATGAAAGATAGATGTGTTCTGTACCATCAAAATGAAAATCTCGATAATATGCAAGCGCATCATCGATGCGGTCATCAACTTGACCATCATCAACGTTGATATCAATGACAGGATAACCTAGCCGTCTAAGACAATAATCTTTGAACAGCTTGCGAGTAGTTGGTACAGCCATACCTACCTCCGAATTAAGCCATACTATTTATGGCTTACTTCTTTCCAGCCGAAGCTTCATCTTTTGCTCTTGAGCCTGCCGATGAACCAAAATAGAATGATACTACAGCACCCCATGCTGTGCCTAGGGTACCTAGCATAACCAACATTGCCTCACCACCACCGGCAGCAGGTAGACCAAACATCAACATATACATTAATACACCAAAGAAACCAATTGTAATAACACCTGCCAAAGCCCTTGGTGTCCAATCTCTTGGATTTTGCATTGCCATATGACGAGCACTATCACGATCACCTGCGCTAATACGCTCTAAATCGACATCAAGCTTTTTCATTTCAAGCTTAAAATTATTTTCAGCATTTTTTAGCGCAAGTAATTGATCTGGTGTTGCAGCCGCTGCCGCCGCGGCCAGCTCCTCTTGCGTACCGTCAGGCTTACCAAGCAATGTCTCGGATAAGGTGCGAACTGCCATACCTGCAAGAGGTCCACCCATCGCAGTTGCGATAGTTGGTGCAACCGTCTTGACTATATTAAGGAGCTGGTCCATAATATTATTTCCTTATGAAATTCGCAGATACCATTCCAACAAAACAACCGACTACAGTTTGAAATGCAGGTCCGAGAATTTCAAAAATTTTGTTATTATCAACATCTGGATGAAAAATGCTAATTAACAAAACACCAACCACAGATACCATGATTGATGCAAGAGATATAATCGATATTTTTGTAACAAAAAATGAATGTGCCATTGACAGCGTGGTTTGCTCTTGTGTAAGAGCAGGTGTCTGCGCTGCGGGTTCTTCTTTATTTTCAGCCATAATAGGCATCCTCCAGCTATAATGTTTTCATTCATATTATAGCTAGATCACGGCCTATTTAGATTCTTGCCGTTAAAATCGATTTTTTAAAACTTAATCTCCTATCCAGAAATTTCATTTCTTTTTCTGAGATATACAATTCATCGGAAAATGTTGTTTGTTGCTTTAGATCATCTACATTGAATATAGGATTTCCATATCTCATTAAAAATGCATCATTTGAACCAGACAATGAAATCAAATTATTTTTAGGTGCATTTGGAATAATATCATCAAAAGGTAATAGCATATGAATATAGGGTATTATGAAGATATTAAACCCATCTATATCTTTTGTTATATCATCAAAAATTACATTTTTTCTTAGATATTTGACATCAATATCTACCATATTGGATATTTTTTTACCAATTATTTCAACCGTTGGGTCATAATCAAATAGCTTTATCGTATCTATTTTGTGATTTATTAAAGAAAATGTTTCTAAAAAAGTTATACCAAACCAAGAACCTAATATGGCAATTTTAGAACCATTTTCAATATGCGGTATCAAAGATTCGACAATTTCATATTCTATACTAGAATAATAAGGATCTATGCTATCATTTAATACATGAGATATTGGCCATTCTGACGTTCTTATTAACTTATTATATTTGGATGAAATTTTTTCTTTCATATCTTTATAAGGTATCATATTTTTTCCACATGCTTAATGCCCAATTTTTTGTATTGTTAATATCCATACCATAACCATGAGAATTATTAAATATGCAAATTTTATAAGAATCTCTATATAATCCTACGGACCTATCATCAGGATAGTGGGCCCCTCCATTATAAGAATATACTATTCCTTTTGAATGAAATGCATATTGCCCATCTTGAAGATAATATAATGATCTATCAAAACTATTGTAAACCCGAGAAATCTTATTGAGATTTTTCATATAAAAATCATATATGTGTGATGCTTGATCATCTTTCCATGTAACGAATGATGAATTTATTGAACAGTAATTACCGCCATAATGGGTTATATCTGCATAATCAGGTTGCCAATAATTTTTGATCAATCTAAATTCTGTAAAACACCCATTCAAATATTCTGTTAAATTACCATGTATTATGATATCAAGGTCTAGTAAAACAAATCGACCTCCATCCAAAAAACCAGGTTTAAATGAACTTAATTTTTCTATTGTAAAAATTGATCCTATATCTTTACGAAATGATGCAATTTTATTAATGTCGTGTGTTATAATTTCATTTCTAATATTTGAAATATCATCAGTTATACAGTGAAAAGAAAAGCTGCCATTGTAATGTGCTTTTACCATATTATATAATCTGTTAACATATATACTTGGGTATTTCTTTCCCCACTTATAGCATATGAATTTTATAGAGGTCGACATGTATCATCTATACTCCATATTAGTAAAGCCAAAATATAACAAAAAATATGTTATGGCCATTAATGAATCAAGTAAGATTTATCTCGGTTCACCATTCAAACACTATTGCCTAACCGATGACCCCGACGAATTTATAGGCACAGATATTATTCCGATAGATGTGCGTGATCATGATTTGGAAGGTTGGTGGTTCAAGCTTCTATTATTTAAGCCAGGATTATGTGAAGATGGTGCAAAATGTATATTTTTTGATCTAGATTCGAAGCTTTTAAAGCCTATAGATGAAATGCTACAATTTGGTGACAAGCTAATCATAGGACAAAACCCATCTAAAATCACGCATAAAAGTTTAGTAAATACTCATTTACGAAAAAAGACTTTGGGTATGTATTTTACCATATTAAATTCATCAATCATGATGTGGACTGGTGGTAATCATCATGATCTATATGAAAAATTCATATCGGCCAGTGAAGAATATATGATCAAATATTTTGGTAATGATGAATTTATTACATTTGAATATCCAGATGGTTATGATATTTTGGATATGAAATGGATTTTCAATAGAACTTCATTAGTTGATTCTGTGTTTAGTCTAAAGATGTCAGATGCAGAAGTTATTCAAATGTTAACCAAATCATGATTGAATATCTTCGATCATATTATCCCAAATATTTTTATCATATATGATATAGCTTAATGTCAATCTATCACAATCGGTTCTAGCCGAATGCCAAAATACAGTATCAGGTTCTGAAAATTTACCAAAATATCCAACCTTTATATTCCAACCTGGCTTATCTTTGTATTCTATGATTTCTTTGGTTTTCAAATCATATGAATAAAATGCACCATCACCAGTTTTGCTATATGTTATTACTATATTGTAACCATGTGCATTTCCATTATTATGCCATCCTATAAAACCTTCTGGTGGATAATACATCTTTAATGCATTATTTCTAGCGCCAAGAAATGTCATTAGATCATCATCTAGTTTTCTAAGCACTGGATCAAAATAAGTCGGAAAAAACTCTCTTTCCTTCGAATGGTGTATGATCATATCAATACCATAACAGTCTCTAGGAAAACCAAATCTCTCCGGAGTCGGTAAGGCCGACTCCAGATATTCTCTATTAGTGCATTCTATGTAAGATAGATTTTTCTTAAAATCATCTCGTCTTTGTATTTTTAATTGTGACAAATCTTGTTGGAAAAACCAATCAGAAAAGTCATCTAAAATTTTCTGGAGAATAGGATGTATCTTTGATAGAGTTTGCATCTACGATTCCTCTGGGTATTGTATAGTGCCAGACCACTATTGGCTTATCGGTCTCACTATCTAGATACAGATGTATGAAATTCCATCTAGCATCATCTGGCAAGATTGATACTTTAATATTTTTAAATTCTTCTTTCAACAACCGCCAAAAAGTAAATTGATCCCAAGGTTTCATATTAGATTCATATTCGGGATATGGCCATGGACCACGTGTTGTTTGAATCAAATAATCACACCACCATTTTTGCATAAAGCTAATGGTTGTATTTTTTCTATAAAGAAATACACCACAGTGATGTGTCATTTTTTCAGTCTTACTTACATTAGTGCCTTTTCCAGCATATTCTCGAATATTAGTTATTGCGATATCACTATCACCTAATAGGTCAAATATATTAGAAATATCATTATGCCATATTTCAGTATCGCAATCTAGATATAGAGTTATATCAAATGGAGTCTTATCAAGGGCCCATAATTTTGCGCGCATATGATACGGAATACCAGTTATGACATCTTCAAATAGATATCTATCGGAATCCTTAATAAAATCTGCATGGGTAAACAGAACTATTCTAGCATCAGGATGATGGTCACGAATAGATATCGCGCATCTTATTGCAGCATCATAATAAGCTTTTGAATATGATGCTACAAGAAGATAGCCTTTGCTAGGCTCAAGCTGTGTTTGCTGACGACGTTTCGGCATCGACTGTCACCTTTTGCATGTTGTAATTATCTAGCGCAATCATAGATGCAAGTAAAGTAACTTCCATAATAGAGGCCGCTTTTCTAAGTTTTGATTTTAACTCAGTATTTGTAGAAGTTCTTACCAAATCAACTTCAAATGCATCACTCTTAGCCATAAACAAAGCTTCACGTCTAAAATTATCGGCTTGACGTTGCTGCTCCATCTGACGTTTTAAACGATTTTCTTCATGTCTTTGAACACCTGCGGCCGTATTGGCATCAATTTCTTCCATAGTAAATTTCTGAATTATTTCATCCCAATCAGGATTACCTTCATCCGTTTGCGATACGGATGCCACAACTTCTCGCCCATCAGCATATTTAAATTTACATACTATTTGATTTTTTAAATTGGATGCCCAATATGGTTCCAAAATTTGTCTATCAGACATTTATGCGGTCCTCACCCAAAGGCTGACTGTTGAAATGGTAGCTGAACTTGCTTGAATAGTTGTTCCAGCATATGATCCGGCATATGATCCTGCATATGTACCAGCAAAATTCCCAGTATAGTTACCAGCATATGTACCAGCAAAATTCCCAGTATAGTTACCAGTATATGTACCAGCAAAATTCCCAGTATAGCTACCAGTATAAGATCCTGTATAAGATCCTGTATAAAATCCTGTATAGAACCCTGTATAAAATCCTGTAAAGAATCCAGTAAAAATCGTACCACCAAATCCAGTAAAAAATGTTTGAAAATTTTGTGATCTATTTCTTGTATAAGATCCTGAATAAGGACCAGAATAGGTACCGGAATAGCTACCGGAATAAGAACCTGCAAAGGATCTACTATAAGTGGCTGCATAAGATCCTGCAAAGGATCTACTATAAGTGGCTGCATAAGATCCTGCAAAGGATCCACTATAAGTGGCTCCATATGAACCAGTATATGATCCGGTATAGTTCGCAGATGCTAGTGTATTTCTAGTATCATCAAAGGCCGCACCGGTTGTAGTCCATGTGCCTGGTGATGGAGCTGATGTTTGTAATTTGTAAGTGCAAATACCAGTAGATATGATCTGATTACGAAATCTATTAGTAAGACCTTGTATTTCAACATCCGTCATTTCTTTGAAAGATTTTGACGGACTAGTTTGATATTTTAATGGTCTTACCGCGGTTGGGGCAGTACCACCAGTTTTTCTCCACAAGGTTGATGTATTGGTTGCACCGATAACACTATTTGTTATGGTGCCGACTGATGTCCAAGTTCCAACTGGAGCACTAGGTTGTAATGCATATGAACCTATACCAGATGCTGCACAGTTAGCTAAGGCTCGTGTGATGATTGATGCATTTAGCTGTGTATCATTTTGTTGTCTAATACCGCTAGATGAATGTTCAATCGGCCTTGTTATAACTTCTGTTGCAGCAGTTGTAACATCTTGCTTAAATGTATATGTGGTTACTGTTGTAGGTGAATCTGCAACTGGGTGATCACCAACAGAACCTGATCTAGAAGTATCAACAAATGTACCAATTGATGTACCAGTAGCACCATCAATATTTACAGTACCAAGACCTGAATTTGTATTGGCAAATAATTTAAGAACAACATCGACAGTATAATTCATCTCTGCATTTGTCATAAGCTGCAGGCCGTTAAATGTAGCGCCTGTTTTTTTGACCTTTAAAGGATTTGCCATCGTATTACCTTATGGATACAACTGAGAGCCGGTATCATCATACACA